GGAGTTCAGACGTGTGCTCTTCCGATCTATAATATACCGTGCCAGTATAAGCAGACGCAGAACCCCTGTATAGCCTTATAGGGCAGGTTCCTGACGCTGCTGAAAATGTCAGGGTATAGATAATATCATATTGTTGATTAGGGTCTATAGTAGCCACGATTACTCACCGCTTCCCTTTTTCGCCTTGTTCATCATTATCGCCAATCTCTCCCCTCACCCCGTATGATTGCATTTACTACTTTGTTCCACTCTTTACTTTTACGTCTGCCCTGCCCTTTGATACCTTACGCCCTTTGACAGTCAATTTAAATTTAGGTTTTTCTTCTGCTTTCAAATAAATCACCCCTTATGAGGAAGGATCAAGCTCTAAACTGGCTGCTGTTAGCTGGAACGTGCCAGGATTCGCAAACGTTTCAGTACCACTCCCAAGATCGTGTTTTGCCATTACAGTCCCGCCGGTCTTTTTAAATACTACATACTTAACAGTTCCAGCAGGAACGCTGAACTCAGCCACGACACCGCTTACAGCATCAGCTTCCAAGATTACGCCTGTTGATTCATAAGTCCATGAAATTGTTTGCTGTGCATAGCCGTCACCGCTTAAAACGGTATCCGTTGCATTATGCAGGTCCACCTTAACTGCGGCAGTTCCAAACGCTTCCAACATCACTTTCTTACCTTCTGTTTCGAGACCCATTTATATCACTCCTTTTTTCTTTTCTTCTTCTTCCCTTTCCCTTTCTTCCTCTTCATCAAAAAACGGCATCGGACCAGCGCCTTGGTCGTCCATCAAAATTCTTGAAAATCTGTCTAAAGCGCTCCCTCTTATTTGAATCCTTTAATTTAACTATATAATAAGACACTCTGAACGCCTCATTTCCCGAAAATTATTAGAATAATTACTCAGCAGCAATCTGTGATTCACCTCTTCTTAATGAGCTGATCCACCTTAACAGGTTTAATCTCTTTAACAACTTTCTCTTTAACCCCCCTCTTTTTGAGAGGGCTCCCCTGCCTGATCGAGATCGGTTTAGTACTTATATCCACATTTTTCATCGATTGTTAACTCCCTCCTGGTTTCCCCGCCCCTATTTTCAAGAGGCGGGGTTAATAGAGATTAGGATGCAGCTGGTTGGGGTATAGAGAAGATCATTACCCCATCGGGGAAACTTATCTTAAATGTTCCACTTGTAGAGGCTTTATCCTCTCCGAAATTGAGGAAACCGATAAGAGGTTGAGCTCCAGGCGATGCGGGAGTTCCATCGTAAATGATCGCGTATCTAGCTGTAATTGTCGCCTCTGACCACGCGGCTGGATCAGCTTGGACGAGAACTTTCCCCTCTAGTTCTGAATAGGCTACGGCGGCATTAGCTAATACCACACCCCCCGCGACGTAATTAGTGCCATCCACTTCCACGACGAGTGTGTCTATATCCGATTTGAACTCGTGGTTTTCTTGGTCCGGTACATAAGAGGAAGTGCAAAGCATCACCATTATACTATCCGATGCCCAATTAATCGTTCCATTCATGAGATTCACTAAAAATTGACCATAAGCATAAGCTTCCATTTAATTTTATCTCTCCTCCTTTTATAATCAATCTAGGGATATTATCTAGTCACCTCCTCTCAATTCTACATCTTGATACCCTTCTTATACAAACTCCTTTTGAGCCTTGCAGCCCCCTGACGTTCAATAAGATCTAGATCAACTTCGTCACTGAAGTAAGCTTTCTCTATTCTGAATACATCATCGACTTGGATATTGTTATTTATTATAGTTTGAAGATGAGATAGATCTGGAATTTTTGGTCTTGGCATATTCACTACATTAGCTAAAGAGTCCATAACGTTTGTGTACCTTTCTGGCAGCACCATTTCTTTCTTATGCAAATAATGGAGACCTTCGTACTCTGTCACACCCCCGCGGGTGTATTTTGATAAAGTTACGTTGCCGGAGTCCCAATGAGTATTATAGCCTAGACGATCTGCGGCTGATCTTACAGGAACGTGTAGTTCGTTACCTACCCATTTAGCTAGGTCCGTTAGGTCCTTATTATTGATATATAGTTTCCCAGTATCCTTATCATAATGAGTAACCAGTCCTAACTGATCCCCTAATCTTCTAGCGCCAATCCAGGAAGTATCGCCCTCCGGATAAGTCCCTAGAAGAGGAATACTCGTTCTACTAGTTCCTCCTGTAGACCCCCCTGTTGAGCCAGTTTCCTTAGCAAAATCAGTCCCAATTTGAAGACCCTTTTGAACTTGGGCATGCCAGTCTTCAGCTATTGCCCCAATCTCTGGACTCATACTCTTAAGGAGGTCTATAACATCGAACTTATACTTCTTCCAAGCTAGGAATATCCCCTGAATCTTAGCTGCCGCATTGTCCTGAAGTTCTTTATAATGTTTTTCAATACCTTTCCGCTCATCATCCCAGATCTTCTCTTGTCCAGTTAAGGCCTCTTCTTTCTCTGATATACCATCCTCGATCTCTTGGGTAAGATCGTCTCGTCTCTTCTGCTCTTGGGCTTCAGCTAGCTCTTTCTCCTTATCTGTGATATCTTTATGGAGTTCCAGTCTCCGTTTATGAGCCCAAGCACTACTATCTAGAGATAGTCTATCGTACTGGCATCTGAGAAGGTAAAGATCTCGTTCCATCTCCTCCATCTTCTTATCGAAATCTTCTTCCGCCCATCCTCGCCTTAATATGTCCAGACGTTTACGCTCGTTCTTGACCCATTGGTCATGACTGTCTTTAGCAGCCTCCATCTTATCCTCAAGAGCTTCGATCTCATTTTCCAGTGCCTTCTGATATCCAGTGGTTACCATCTGAGTAATGAAGGACCTTACATTAGCCTCAGCCTCTATTCTAGCTAGTTCGATGGTCTTAATATTCCTTAGCTCCTGATCTAGCTCCTCCCGAAGGGCTTTTGCCCTAGCCTCCATCTCAGCCTTCTGTTGGGTTAACCTACCCTCTGCATACTTGCGAGGATCATCGTTAGCTGCATAGAACCAGAGCTTTTGAGCTTCAGTTATCTCCCCTTCGATCCGGGCAACCTCGTCCATTGTCTCCTTCTCTTTTTCCAAGAGGAGGTCGAGTGACTTAGTTAGTGCGTTTACTTCTATTGTTGCCATTTCGAATGAATCTGCCCCAACCATTAAACCCCCGGCCAGAATTTTGGAACTTAACTCGACATCGGATAGTGCATTATCGAGTCTCTTAATAGTCTCCTCGAACTTCTTTCTCTTAACCTCGTCCATTGCTCGGCCAAGTTCATAGATAGAGTTTCTGGTAGTCATTATCTGTCTGGTGAAATCTTGATATCGACCCTCAAGATCCCGTATCTTATCCCCGTGGGCTCCAGAGTTCTTACGGAGGGTGGCTAATTCCGCCCCTGTCTGCTTATGGGCTTTAATTAACTCTTGCTCCTCTTCGTGTAACAATTTCATCTTCTGGGTTTGATAAGTAATACTATCAGTATTCGATTTCCAAACCTCATCCAGAAGGGAGAGTCTTCCAGCTAACATCTTTAACTGATGATCCGTTATGGCTAATCGTTTGTTTAAAGCCGCATAAGGATCTCCCGCCCCCCCAGTACCCGAGCCTCCTCTCCCCTGTTGAGCAGAGCTTTTCCGGAGGGCGGCGTCCGCCTCCTCTATTGCTGCATCAAAGGCGGAAATCCCGCCTTTTATAGTCTCTATCTTCAGTTTGAGACTGTCTAGCTCCCCCTCGGCGTCTTCAACGTCGATCCCGAATTTGAGGGGATCAGCGAGCATCTCCTCAATGTGAGCTAGTTCAGAGACTAAAACCTCCAGCTCTTCCATTGCAATAGCTCGGGCTCTTTCAGCTTCTGCTTTTATCTCCTGAACCCGGTTAGCCGCAGCTACTGCCCGTTCCTCCTCGAGATCATCGAACCAAGCGAGTAACTTTGCTTTATCCCCTAAGATGGCGTCAACTTCCGTCTCGCCCTCAGATTCTAATTGTCTACGTAGAAATGCTTCATGTAACTTCCAGGCTGCTGTCTTAGCTCCCGACCTATCCCATTGCGCTAGGAGGAGATCAACTGACTCAGCTATATCACTAGTATTCTCATCAATATTTTCTGACAGGTCCAGACTGAATCTTTCTGCTGCAGCAGTGACCCCTTCTAAGCCCTCAAGTATCTTAGAATACTCCTCATATCGAGGTAGATCCCTTATTCCTTCCTCCACCTGTTGTTCAAGTATAGCGTCGAATTCTATCAGTTCCGCCATAATATCCCCTACATCCCCACTCAATTTTGTTCGCTCTTTTTCAAATCGAGTAATGACTGAGTCTATATCTCTCCTCCCAGTACTAAATTTATCAGGTCCAGTCTCCTCATAGTCTGGGTCGAGCTTGTGGTGAGCGGGAAACCCGAGTAAAACCTGACCTGTTGGGGAAGCATATTTAGACCCGGCATCCCTCGCTGATCTTAGCTTATCTAGAGTATCAGTGACTTGGGAGAACCGCTCTTGTTTTGACTCAAGTTCTTTCTCAAGCTTGGGAATTTCCTCTTTTGCCTTGTATGCTTTTTCCTTAAGATCCTGTTGGAATAGCTCCTCTTTTGCCAGTATAAGCTTTCTTGTTTTCTTTGTCGTCTCTGCTATCATTCTACCCTGCTCATCCATCTTGTTAATAGCCTCAGGTAATATTTGACCTAACTCCAGATAAGTATTATTCAGTCTACTCTGTACCGAGGCTAGAGAACCAGTCACGTCCTCCCCCTCTTTCTCTCTATCGATTAACTCCTTCTTCTGGGAGAGAAGAGTTCTCTCTGTGTCCATTAGCCTTCTAATATTGGTAACTTGCTCTCTAGTCTGCCGCATTTCCTCTTCTCTTCTTTTAAGTCTATCCTCCTCATTCTTCTTGTGCGATGCGGCTAGAGCAATGAGAGACACTAATACTATTATCCCCGCAGTGGCCCAGAAGGAGGCAACTTTAGCAGCCCTTGCTGCCCCAAGCGTGGCTGTTGTTTGTTTCACTGCCGCTTGAGCGTCGAGTAGACGGGCTGAGGCCACATCTTTGATCTTAGTAGCTGCGTCTACAAGTGCTTTGTTTTCGACACTCTGGATAAGCCCATAAGCCGCTTCTGCTGCAGCGAGTTCGGTAGTTGCTACGGTCATGGCCGCTTTTTCAACAGCGACTGTTCGTAATAATGGAGCTAATTCTTTATATCCAGTGAGATCCATCTTAAACATCTGATCTAAGTGAGGAGCTAAATCCATTTTGGTCACTCCACCAGCTCCGATTTTAAGAGCGTGTTTTTCGGCCATATTCCTCATCACGTTTGAAGCTCCAGAGAAACCAACTTCGCTACCGAGTCCGAGGGCTAGATTTGCCACGTTCATCCCAAGACTTATTCCTCTAGTTTGCTTCAGTATGGTATTAAGAGTAGTTAGTACGCCAGTCATTAAAACCATCCAGCTGATAGTGTTTCTAGCTGCTGGATCTAGATCATTGAACCAGGTTAATACTTTAGTCCCGGTGACTGTGAGTTCTTTCAAAATTCCTGCTAGGCCGGCCTCTCCCATCGAGACGGCTGCTTCGTGGAAGGCTGCTTGTAGCTGCCTCCCCTTAGCGGCTAGAGATTCCATTGTAAGTTCCATCTTCTTCCCCGAATAGCCCATAGAATCCCTCGAGGTCTCCATCACCTCTTCGACCCCTTCCCAAGCGTCTAAGAGAGCGATGGCGTAGTTTCTTCTTCGGGCTTGACCCAGAGTACTGGCCAAGAGAACTTTACTAGCACTAGCGCCAGCGATCTCCAGCTCTTTGTACTTGGCAGCCATCTCCCCCAGAACATCCATAAAGGGTCTGAACCTCGTAGTAGATCCTGCTTCATAAGGATCAATACCGAAGGTCTGAAGAGTTTTTAGTGTTTGTGGCCTGTGTATATTAGATAGCATCATCCTTAACGCAGTCCCGACTTCACCCCCGGCCCTTCCTGTGCGTTCCACCAGGATGGAAATAACCCCGTTGAGTTGGTGTATATCCATCTCTAAGGCTTTAGCGTAAGAACCCGCTCTTGCGTATCCCTCTGCGAAATCCTTCGTGGCAGCTGGGAAACGGTCAGCGGTTTTGTTCCAAGAGTCCAGTAGTTCTTCTGCTCTTTGCCATCCTAGACCCATCTGCATAAGGGAAGAGTTTAAGAATCTAACAGCCTCGTCTGCATTCTCGATGTCCGAGGTGTTGAGCGCTACTAAGGTCACTCTGGAGAGGGTATCTATCTGTTGAGCCGTATCTTTCCCAGTTTTAGCCCACATTTCCTGGATCTTACCTACATCGGTTATTACAGAGGCGTATTTAACAGCTAGTCTGGTTATATTATTACCGAGCATAAAAAGATCTTCGTTAGCGCCACTGAAGACCCGTCTTAAGTTAATGAGAGCAACCTCTTGTTCCTTAACAGCCTCGACAGATTGTTTAACTACGTTGAATATACTAGCAGAACCGATAACAGGTCCTGCAAGTTGCCAAGCCATCTGTCGCATTATCCAGCCGCCTTGGCCGCCGCCACCCATCATAAAGGGAAGACCCCCTTGACCATAGACGCCACCTCCACCCCCACCTCCTCGAGCGGAGCCTCCTACCCTACCTCTCCCAACAAGGCCTTCTGAGGTCCTAAGTTGTTCCTCTTGAGCCTTAGCTTCTCGTAATCGTTCGTTCGTGAGTCTCCTCGTTAGACTCTCTTGTTTCTCCATTCCCCTCTGGTTATTGAACTTATGCTTATTTTCTTCCCTGGCAGTAGCGATTATTTTATCCATAATCTTACTATTTTCTATCTGGGCTTGGGTATATTCCACTGTGGTACCAGCTAACTCTGCCATTGTGGTCTTCAGAAATGCTAAGTTCTTCTCGGTAAGTAATGTTGGTATACCCTCGTGCGGTTCCAATCGCTCATATTCTTCGACGACCCCTCTCGCCCTAGCTAATCTCGTTTTAGTGGCCCATTGATCGGAGAGAGTAGGCCCATCTAATCCTCCCTCTATACTATCCCCTTTTTGAGCTGCAAGAAGCTTAGCTGCTCTGGCTTCAGACATTAATACGTCCATAAGTAGCTTATGTTGTTCTATCGTTTTCGCCAAAGCAGAGCCTGTTTCTCTCCCGGTGACTTCGCTAAAGAAGGTCTTGAACATCTCCCGGAACTTAGGAAACTCTTTTGATTCGAACCCCTCAAAGGACATTAGCTTAATAAACTTCTCGTTCAACTCGTTTACTTCTTTAATAGTACCGAGGGAGGCTGTTAAAGTTCCCCGCGCTAGTCCAGAATCTTTGAGAGAGGCGGCATCCCCTAGTCGCATACCCCCAACTCGACTGATATCCTGGGAGAATTTATAGGAGGGAGCAGCCTGTATCTTATAATTTGTTTTCTCTGATATATGAGTCATAAGCTGGAATGGGTTTACTTGGCCCTCTTTCTCTACAGCCATTATAGCTTGGTCATAGAACTTTCTTAACTTGGTCTCTAACGCTCTCACTATTTCTCTATCGTTTTCATCCCTAAGAGATTCTAGAAGTGGACGAAGGATATTCGGATCTATTATGAAAGCTTTAACCATATCTTCTCGAAGGTTGTCAGTCCCAGTCCCGGTAAGCATACTAGAGAACTCTTCCATAAGGTTCTGCTTAAACTCCGTATAGGGGACACCTAGTCCGAACTGCGGATCCCTAATTCTATTAATATCCCCGAACTGTTGGATAAACTTCTGTGTAGGATCTAGACTGGAGAAGGGGACGCCTTGATAGGCTTGAATCCCTAGTTCTGCTGCTGACTGATAGTGCGGATGCCTCACCAAGGTCTCTTTTGGAGCTCCTCGGAAAGATTTTAAAGAAATCCCCATAAGCTCTAATTGGGCTTTGAGCTGATGAGTAGGTATGCCTATCTTGCCTAGCTCCTCTTTCTTACCCTGTATGAGTTGACCCCAGTCTTTTAATACCTTGCTGGACATATCGCTTATAAGATGAGGGAAGGTTTGACCAACCTCTTTTACGAAATCCTCGAGTTTGGCATCTATATCGAAAGCAGCGTCACCATAGCTCATCCGGTCCATAGTGTACTTCTGAAGCTGTTTCTTGCTCTCCTCTGATAATTGGGCAATCTGCGCCCGCTGAGTAGGATCGATCAATCGAGCAGACTCCATCACATCAAAGAATGTATCTGGATCTGGCATAGCATCTATCATACCCGCTAACATACCATCAGCTGCTCGAACAGCAGCGACTACAGTTTGATTTAATCGTTCCTTCAACGCTTGTAGTTGAGGTAAATCCATTTGACTAAGATCAGTCTGCCAAAGCTCCCCGATCTTCCCGATATAGTCAGGCATAGCCGTCTTTTCTATCTCAAATTTTTCCCCTTTGGACTTCTTCCCTACCTCCACCTGCCGTTCAATAAATCGATCTATATGTCCTGGTCTTAAGTGGTGGAGTCGGATAGCGTCTATTACCTGGTCGCCGTAATCAGGGCCGTATAGCTCTCGGAGTTGTTTCCCCATTTCTTCTTCTACTTTTTCAGCAGCTTGTCTAGCATGATCGGCAACATACTTGAAGTCTTTCATGTTCATATCGTATTTAGAGAGGTCATGAAGACCCCCGGCAGTGATCATCGCTTGTCTAGCTAGTTTCGGATCTTTCTCCTTAGTCAGCCCTTTTAAGGCGTCCTTAAGCTCCAGAGTTTTAGGCCCTTTATAACCCTCGGTCAGAACATCTGCGGTCATCTGCTGATGCATAAAGGTGCCGAAGGGCATATTGAGAGATTTAGCATGATAACCTTTCTGAGCCCCACTGGAGGCGACTGGAGCCATCAGGGTCGAAACCTTTATCTGATCTGTCCCTCTCTTCAGAAGCTCCATTTGTTCTTTGGTGAGTTCCCCAGATTTAGCTAGTTTCTTCCAGGCTATACCGGCATCCAGAACAGAATTACTAATCGCTTGGGCCGATTCTTTCGCTGCCTTTTCTGTATCATCCGTTTTAACTTTATTATAATTTTCTCTAGCGGTTCTAGCTATATCCTGGATCCTTGTATAAGCTTGCTTTTCTAACTTCGAGATCTCTCCATACGCTTCAAGGGCTTTAGAGGAAGTACCCTTATCAACCTCCATTATTCCCATCTTTTTCATTTCTTCTAGCTCTTCTGGCTTAAATAGCTTCTGCATTCCTCTATCCTTGACCTGTCTCGCATGAGCAGCTTGATTTTCGAGTTTCTTAAATTCCTTTCTTACGTCGGTTATTACTGCCTTAACTGGGCGTAAAAATTCTCGAACCATAGCCTGAGCTACTCCTGGATCTATCTTGACAGGCTCCTTTGGCACAAGCTCCGACAGCTTTTTACCCTGAGTGGCCATAACTACATTACGGGAAGGCGATACATCCTTTTCCGCTGCCTTGACAAATCGTTCCAGGACTGTAGCGATCTTATCGAGTCTCTTACTAACATTAACGAAGTCAGTATCAGAAGCTGGGTCTTTCATTTGTTTTATCAGCCTAGTTATCTCAGCTCTATCTTTACCAAGATCAGAAACGAATTTTTCTAGGTCGGGAGCAAATTTAGTTTGGTCTTCAATTGAACTAGAGATCATGACCTTCTCTAGCATTTGTAGAAATAGATTAAATTGTTCTTCGTTCATATAAGCTCGCCTCCTAGGATGTTACGCTTTACCTTCACTGAATGCCTTATTCAACTTATTAATAAACTTGGCTAAGGGTCCTTGTTTCTTAATTTGTCTCTTCCTATTCTCTGCTCTCGTCATTAACGGGGCTAGGGGATGATTTTCTTTACTGAGTTTGCCACTACCAGAGAGTGCAGCTAATTCTATGTCCCATGTGATCAATCTCGCTAATTGACTCATAAACTCGTTGAATTGAGGCATCGTAAAATTACCTATTTCCTCGGGTAGTTTCTTAAGATAAAAGCAGAGTACTACTATCCCTTCGGCAACGCTAAGGGCCTCCTGAGTGCCTCCAGCTTTTTTTTAAAGTCATCAAAGTTGATCCCATTCTGTTCTACTACGATAGTCCTAAACTTCTCATAGTCTAACTGAGTCATCTCCGAAAACATCGGGGGAATCTCTTCTTCCTCCCCAAGTCTCCCAGCTAGTTTAATAACGCGGTTAAGAAGGGTCTCTGCATCGGAAAAGAAGTATAACTCAAATAGTGTTAGATGCTCTAAAACCCCTATACATTCTCTAAACCCCGGCCAATCTTTTAGTTGAATAGGATGTAGCTGCGTTACACTGGTACCTATTTTAAATGGTACACTTACCCCTAATATCCTTTGGATCTCTGTAGTTTCATTCATTTAAAATTACCTCTTAAATTCTTTATTTTCCTAGTCTTATTACCTATTAGTACCTCGCGCATTTAGGTATTAATAGGGCATTTGATAAGGGTCTAATATAAATATCTTAGCTAATATCTTGCGCCCTCTATCTATATCCACTCTATTTTAGTGTTTGGATATGAAAAATTGGGAGAGGTTTTATCCTCTCCCGTTAAGCTCATAGCTCCCCTTAAGACGTAGCACCCGCTACAGGAATATACCGATGATCCACCACTTTCTTGTCTGCTCTCCTAGGATCGACAAGTTCGAAAGTTAACGAAGGAGCAAACGGACTCCGTTCTTCAAAAGATTCTTCGAATTCACCCCCGACTTGGGCCTTATAGATCTCGATCTCTTGGGTCCCAATTCGGGCATTGTCTTCATCGAACGTAGGTTGGTGATGGATGATCTTAACAGTCTTAGGCAGAGAGTCATTCTTTGTACTCACTTGTTGTACACTAGACTCTTCATACTGGTAGAAAGCCTTAATCTCTTTCCCATCATCTCCCACAGCAAAGGTGAGGGTGTCTGTATCCAAACTATAGCTTACTCCCGCCTCAGCAGCTGCGGCCGTTACGAAAAGATTGCCTTCCATATCCTGAACAACCAGGGTGTCTTTGATAGGGGTATGGCGCAGTGTCACAGTATTATCGACAGTTTCGCCGATAGTATACTGTTCATCCTCCCCGAAAGCCCAGGCGTCCACACTAGTGATTACGATGTCTTCCCCTTGACTAAGAGAGACGTATCTAAAGTCCATTTCACAGTCAGAGAGTTCAAAGGTTACCTCTCGGTCAGTTAGGATTTTCCTTCTAGGAAAGATCGATCGACCCCCTGTTACTTTCTCCTCAGTCGTCCCAGATCTAAATGCCGCAGTCTTAGCAGTTACCACGCACAAGATCTTGCTCAAATCAGGGGACGCCGCGTCGAAATCGGAAGTTACTATAAGAGCCTCACCAGGACCATCTAGAAAATATTTGAACTGATCCATTTATACTATCTCCTCCCTTTAATTATTTAAGTCTTACTTACCAACTTGATTATAGTAGAATCTGGCCTGAGCCTTATACCACCCTAAACCTATGGGTAGATCGGAGTTATTTACCTGAAACTTAAGCTTGGTTCCTACAGGTCTTTTATCTAATACTCTCTTAACTTCTCCCAATAATCTAAGAGCTACCCCACTAGAAGTCTGATCCTGCAGAGTAACTATGATATCGATTACTAAGGTATGTCTATTGACTCGTCTATTAATCTCAATCTCCTTATCCTCCCAAATAGCTAGTCTCCTCGAGTCATCATTAGGAGTACCTATTTGTCTAGTCTTCGAAATCCGATCCTCTATTACCTCGGGTGAGGCCGAGCTTAAACCGAGGAGAGATAGAATGACGGAGTCTTTGCTTAAATAGTTATATGTTGATATAATTGTTTGTTTCATTCCTATATACCCCCGGCTTTATTTTGAAGGATCGACATTGAGGATTAAGGTCAATAGATTCTTGCTAGTATATCTATTGAACCCTACTACTTTATAAGAGTCCATAGAATCAAGAATTTTATCCCCGATCTTGATATTATAGGTTCTTGAGATTATGGCTAAAGAGCTCCCCGTCTGAACATAGCCAAGCCCTTGTCTAAAGGGTAGATCTGCTAAGTTATACTGAAAATAAGCCTTAACCCCCTCATATATAGTAGAAGGTTCAATAGCTGTATCACTCCAAGAGGACCCAGTAGTTGTCTTCCTCTCCGCCCTCTTAACAGTGAGATTCGCGTTTATCTCTCGGAGAGAGATGGAATAAGAAGCATCCCCTGGGTCTACGCCTACTATGAAGAATTCTTCAGAAAAGTGGGTAACGAGAGAGCCGTAGTTGAGCACAGTATTCTTAGCGACTCGGACTTTACGAATGAACTCTAAGAGTTCATAGGTGATTCTCTTAAATCTAGGAACTGGTATACTGAACGTCTCAATAGAGCTGGTAATAAAATCCCCAGAGGAGTGCTCTAAAGCGATAGGGTCAGATAGGTAGAGGGTAGTTCCCTCGACTTCGTCCACCACTATCTGCTCATCTCCCAGCATAAAAACTGACTCTGGCTGGATACCCCAAGAATCATCCACATTTATTAGGATATCCCCAGGGGACACTGCGGAAGTTAGTCTATATGATGTTAGGATACTGATCAGGTCTCCCATCCGTTCTATTAAGTTAGCAGTTCCTTGTTCGAGATAGTTCATTTACATTACTCCTAGTCTTAGAGGACCACCGCCTCTTTTTAGTGAACTAGAGATTGGCTGAACCCATCTGCTTAGTTTTGAGAGAATCTTCAACTCGCTAAGTTCCTCGTCTATCTCATAAGCCCTCTCCTCCATCTTCTGGGTCTTATAGAATAGAGTCCCTTTTTCTGTTTCCTGAAATAGTCTATACCTAGCCAATTCTAGAGCTACCGCCTCGACCAGAGGGGGTACCTCGTAGAATCCAGAAGTATAGGAGATAACTACCCCCTTTCTCTTCCTGGAGGGATCAGTGAGAATAATCCGCTCCTCATAAACAAAGAAACCGGTAGTTTCTGCATCTTCTTCTAAATGGACCCCATTATCGGTAACTGATAGAACAGAGAGGATCGGTCTGTGGTCTAAGACTATTTCTGAGATACTGTCATATTTCTCTGATACTCTCGGAGTTGGTTCAAATGTAGTATTGCAATAATCGTGGATTAACTTGGTTATGGCCGCAAGTACTCGCTCTTGTTCGGTGTTGCTACTAGGAAAGAGCTTATTCATATCAGAGTTACTTATGAGTTTGATCATTTAAAGTCTACTCCTCTTTAGTAGTAGGGTCTGACCCTATCCGCCTAGTAAACTTCTTAGGCGGTTTTTCCTCCTCCGCAGGTTTAGTTTCAGCTGGGGGAGTTTCCATTTTAGTATCTACTTGAGGAATAGCTACAACCGCCTCCTCGACTCTACCCTCTTCAACTGCTCTGACTTCTTCAACAGTCTCATCCTCGATTAATTCAGGAATTACTCTCGTGGAGAAATATCTGTTTCCCGAGAGGTACCTGTAGAGCTTTTCATTAACTTCTACTTCCACGTTTTGGCGGAACCAAAAATTCTTGTAGCTATAAAAGCCAGCTTTAGTTAGTGTTACTAAATATCTGTTCTTTATCTTCGCCATTCTATAAACCCCCGATTTCCTTTTAGATGATAAAGGGCCTCAACTGAGACCCTCTCTATTAGCTAATAGCTGGGTCTACTTCCTCTGGGAAGGTTGGATTCAAACCGATCATCTTGGCAGTAGCGTCTACCTCCTCGATAGCGGTATCAACCTTCAAGGTTGTTACAATAATAATCTGCCGACGAGAGATATCCTTATCGAATTCCATCTGCACCCGACGGGTAAATCCTACAATGATATTCTTCGGATGGGTCATCAATGCTTGAGCCAGACCATCTGAGTCATCCCCAGTACCCCCGGTGGGGTAGAGTTCTTCCTGGGCGCCAGTACGACCAATACTTGGATGTGGATGAGGATCGGCTGGTACATGCCAGGGTGGATATTGTCCTGCTTGTAAGCCACCAGGCATCATGGTGATAGGCTGAATCTCATAACCGAGAGCCATAGAGTTGGTATTCTGGAGTAAGAATCTATCCCCAGCTACTGTGTTTCTAGAGGCGATGTGATTCTTCCAGGCCAGGTCGACTAACCGGTTTGTGTAGATCCTCCATGCATTTGGGTCCCTGAGATACTTGGCAGGGATAGCCCTAATTAAGCGAGTCCATTGACCCAGTCTCGGGGCTTCTTCCCCTGTAACGTCTATAATCCACTTATTACACTTCTTGAGAATTCCGTCGAGGATGGCCAAGTAGGGATCGGCAGAATCTCTATCCCCTCTCACAACAAGCTCCTCTAAGTCAAGTGCGATACGCTCTTGGAGTAGGGAGATGATTGTGTTACGGAGATTACCTTTCTCGATGTTGGCCTCTAATGTGTCATAAGAAATACGGGTTTCAGCAATAGTCTCTTTCGTCCAGAGTTCCACTTTGCCATATTGGGGCTTGGCATATTGGCTCTCAGGAAGAGCGGTATGCTCAACCCCTGGTCTCATAATTCTTTCCCCAAAGCCGATTTTCTCGATCTTTTTCTGCTCCCCTATAATAGTCACGGTTCTGCAGTTTTTGATAATTGTCGGCTGGTCAATAATCCCATGAAGGAATTTATTGGTCTGCATAGGGTTTAAATAACCCCCTGCAGATAGGTCCTCTACAGAGGCGAGTACCGCTGAATCAACCTTTGCAATAAGTTCGTTATTGGTCATTCCTACATTCTCCTCCTTCTCGATCTATTTTCTTACTTAAAAAGAACGCCGGCCCAAGGATCTTCATCCTTTTCGACGCCAGTTGCCTCTGTCCCATTACCTAAACCTCTAGTCTCTTCAATAGTAGCAAGTCGACTAGAAATATCTCCTAGAGACTCAGTAACAGACTTGGAAAAGGTCTCAAGAAGACTCTTCAGCTCTGAACTAACTTCTGCTGTTTTCTCTGAAACTACTTCCTTACTCTTCTGAGCAACCTCTTCAGTCTTCTCCTCCGTCTTGGTAACGACTTCTTCGTTCTTGGTTTCCAATTCCGTCACCTTAGTGGAGAGCTCCTCAATAGACTTGGCGATGGGGCCTAGAAGCTCTTGCATCTCTTTCTTAGTCACTTCCTCCTCAGCTCCTTTTTCAATATTTCCTTTCTCCATCTGCTCTATGCTGTCATTAAGTCCTAGAGATACGGACTTTAGAACCTCCAACTCTTTTTGAATCTTGTCTGTGGACTTCATGAAGAACTCTTTCTTAACCATAGGATCCGCGCCGTCCAAGACCCCGGAGACATAAGTCTTGAACTCGTCTATGTTCTTAAGGATGAGTTCTTTCCCATTTTCGATTTGATCATTCCAAAAGATGTGCCAAACAGCGTCTTCCAAAGCATAGACGGCCCTACTGAAATTGCGTTCTATACCGTAGAGGATAGAATTGAACGAGTTGTAATCTACTTTTGTATTAATATCTTTCGACTTTGAAACCTCTGTCCCTTCCTTACCCCCGAAGAAATTTTTCATCACACTATAAAACTTCTTAAAGGTAGACTCCTCAGTTAATCCCGAGGGATCCCCCGGTACCTGGACTCGCTCAGTTGATTCTCCTTTAACAACCACCTCCTCAACAGGGTCTTTAAAGTCGGCTGACTTAAAGATCGTCACCTTCTCTCTATTCGCCCCTTTCTTAACTAAACTGATGAATTGAACGTCTACATCAACAAGTTGTCTCGGCATTATTTCACCTCCCTATGTAGCCGATGGTTCTACATCTTTGATCGCGTAACCCTTACCATACATCGAGAATGCTTCATACTCCCCAGAGAGAACATCCGCCCAGACAGTATCATCGTCTATCTTCATAGCAACGATCCAGGATCCCTCCGGATAGTTGTCAGGATTACCAACTTCAGCGATGTAGGATTCACAGACGTAGGCATCAACTTTCTCAAGAGTGTGTTTCGTATCTACATTTTGAAGTCTCAGCTGCTTCATAAAATTATACGAAGCTTTTTTAATCTCAGCGGCTGTCATCCAATCATCATGGGCGTCGAGTTCATCTGGCTTGTAAACTACGCCTTTGACTACTCTTTCGACCTCATCAATCTTGATGATTGGGACTAATTCTTTCTTAAAGTCTATGAGTTGACCTGACATCTTAACTCTCCCTCCTAACTTTGAATAGTGGATGATTCTTTAACCTCTGATACAGAGAACTATTCACCGGTTTTTCGCGTCGGATCTGAAAATCTACTCCACCTATGTAGTAGCCAATAGCACCTACTAGTGTAGCATAATAGTCAGAAGTGGCAGATATATTAAAAATGATTCTATTCTCTATATCTATAGAAGAGAGAGCTTCTGCTACTCTCTTCCCTGAGGTCCCTCTATATTCCGTTGGTAATATACCCTCAGCAAATTGTCTGGCTTTTTTATCTAGTCCAGCTTTACTAGCTAGGTAAGTCAAGTCTATCAGTTCTTTAGGAGAATTAGCATGATATCCAATTTTGTGGGTGAAGATATAGTTTTCGAAGTTCTTTGGATTACTATATTTTCTCCTCATTCCCCTCTCGATTAGATAGGTAGGGAATACTACTGGTTTCCCCATTATCATAGCTTCATAGACTAAACTCCCAGTATCTGAGATAACTACATCACAGCTAAGTAGCTCTTGAAGAGTGACGCCCTTATCGTGTTTATGTCTGGGGTGGGGGGAGATTGTCACCTCAAACTCACTAGGAAATTTCTTAGCTATATCATAACACATAGGATAGCTGGATAAATCCGGGTTACCGCTATCTTTACCGCCATGTGTAGGAGCCCAAAGGACCTTAATTTTATTGTGATGATTAGCTACCGATTCTATCTCTCCGTTAAACAGAGGATCTAATTTAGGATAGCCAATCTCTAAGATTCTTCGACTCGGGACTCCCTGATCAATATATTTTTGGGTCCAGAGAGGACCGGATGTGCAGACATAATCAAAATCCTTGATAGAGTTATAATTTCGATAGTTCTTATCAGCTATACCGTGAGACATAAACACGTTTACTTTCTTCCCTACCTCTAGCTCCCCTTTTAAGTATGCTTTATCAAATGTGACCCTGTCAATTATGTTTTCTACTCCGCCTTCAACCTGGTAGAATTGAATCTTAGAAATCCGTTTGGAGGTGGTGATCCAAAGGTTTACAGCATCTCTTCTACATCGGGGATCTGTCTCCGACCACTGATCCGGAGCTAGATATTTCTTAATCGGGTTGATATGTGCATAGAATGTAGGCCTAGTTGTTAGATCCTTAACACTATATACGAAATTTACTCTAGTCATTTTGTTCCCCCTCTCAGATCTTTCTTAGTATTGATAACCTGACCAGACAGTAGACCAGGTTCTTCTAGAAGATACGCAACAAAGTCAGCCACTTCCTCTGGTTGCATTATCCGAGTCATATCCTCATCAGGGGCTAAAGTTCTTCTAAGATCGGTGGCGCATCTCCCCGGAGAGACACAGTAGACTTGGATATTATAAGGTTTTAACTCCTCGGCCATACTAAGAGAGAAGTTGATCAGGGCCGCCTTAGCAGCTCCATATGCGCTCCAACCAGGAGAAGCTCTTTGACCCGAGGTAGACGCTATATTTATAATCTTACCCCCGACTTTATTATACTTTACAAATAGTTGAGTGAGAATAAAGGCAGAGGTAAAATTTATATCTAACGTAGCTCTTAGCTCTAGGCCAGTTATCTCGGATATACCCTTGGGATCTACGTATCCAGCACAATTTATCAATACGTCTGGTACTCCTTCCTTCTCGACTATCTCCTGAAATCTACCTGCTACAGACCAGGGGACAGATAGATCGAATGGGTAAGTTTTAACCTCCCCTGAGGTTCTAGAGATATTTATTACTTTAGACTTATATCTCAATTTCCTAGCTATAGCTAACCCGATCCCCTTACTAGCCCCGGTTATCAATACCATGTCGCTCATTATATAGCACCTCAGCAATCTTGAGATCTAACGGAGTAGTTATCTTGATATTCTCCTCTAGTCCATCTACAAATATAATGGAATTAAGTGGGTCATCTCGATAGACTAGCACCGAGTCTTCATCAAAGACCTCCTGTACTCTGGAGTGAGCTAGCTTTAACTTTCTTGTATCGAAGACTTGGGGTAATTGTATATTTCTTAAATTACTCTTATCTATCTTTCTCCTGGTCCCTATCTCACAGACCGCAAAGGATATAGGAAGAACTGGAACGACCACATCAGCTTCAATTTGAAGAAGGGAGTCTATAAACTGCTCAGTGATGAATGGTCTAGCTGCCTCATGAATCATTACTCTCGGAGCAGTTACTTCCTCGAGACAGAATTTAACTGACTCTTGTCTAGTATCGCCCCCCTCTACAAGGACTAAGTTCTTAGTCCCATAGATCTCAAATAGTTCCCTATACTTACTCAGAAACTCCCAGCGGACAGAGAGGATAATCTTATCGATTCTAGAACTAGCCCGAAATATCTCTAGTGTATGGATGAGTAAAGGCTTTCCCCTCAATCTAGCAAACTGTTTAGGATATCCTAATCCCATCCGTGACCCCAGACCAGCAGATAGCAAGATTAGATCAATCATTTCTTTACCCTTCCTTTAGGTTTGGTCCAGCTTTTCTTATTATAATGGATGATATAGGTTTTACTCGTCCTCTCATCACTTCGACAAATCAGTTCTCTCCCAGCCTTTAGTTTTGTACCTGCATCTATTTGAAGGAACGAACTGTCCTTCCTTAATATTGGTGTAATATAATTAGTTCCAGCTAGATCGTATATTGTATGGGAGTCTCGGGACCTAACTTCTTTGATATGAGCTAGAAGATTCTGCACTAGAGTCTTAAACGACAGATGATTCTGGACACAACCTAGAGTCCCATTCGCGATATTGCCGCCATTACCGGTCATCCCAAAAGCAGTTAAATCTTTAATCAGGGGTTCTATATTTTTAAGACACTCACTATCAGCGTCGGAATAAACTCCCCCATATGTATAGAGAAGTTCCAGTCTGAGTATATCTGCTTTCCCTGCGTAAGTTTCCATCTTATCATAGACAGCTTGATTAAGTAGTTTCGGGATATTCTTATCCGTCCAGAACATCAACTTCCAGGAGGGATTATGAGCTAACCAGGAGTGCCTGTACTTAAGATACTCCTTTGGGAATTTTTCAGGTCCAACCCAGATTATGTGAAATATTCTAGGTATTAACATGATCTATTCTCCTATCAGGATTATTTGTGCTCCACCCTTACCAATAGGGATTATATGATAGATCGGATTAAATAGCTTAAAGTCCCCCTCTGACCATTGACTCTTATGGAGCTCTAATTCATTCCCCATGTAGGGTCCCTGTGGATTCACTCTTATAGGAGTAGAGATTATTAAAGTTTTAGTATGGTCTAATATAGTTTGGAGTATTCTTAACCCGTCCTCTTTTTCAAAGTGTTCTAAAACGTCTATAAATAGAGCGATGTCATACATACCAAGGGATGGGAGTACCTCCTCTACTTTTCCATAATGAACTTTGTTATAAACATAGTTATGGATGGGATTATTATATCCTTCAAATCCTTCTATCCCATCTATTACTATAGACCACTCCTCTGGGTGAAACCGCCTTCCCCAGATATCAAGTCTTTCCCTTATTACGACTCCATATTTACCAAAACCGACTCCAATGTCGAGAATGGTGGTGGGCTTCCGCTCTAGGACTCTATCGAGGATATAAGGTATTGGTTGATAATAGCTACTGGGCATTTACTTTACCCCCAGCCGAGTCATCTACCACTGTAGGAGTTCCTTCCGTTTGTTTAGCTGGAGGAACTTTAGTCCCTTTACTCACTTCTGCAATAGCGAGTGCTAGAGGTTTATTCGCCCAATCCTCTTTAATCTGTTCAAAGTCGACGCCCAATAAATCTGATACTTGTTTAATTAACATATTCGGGGTTAATGCCCCAGCTTTGATATATGGATTGAGAGCCTGAGACAAGGTAAGCTTGTTAGAGAGGTCAGGACCTTTAAAGTAGAGAGAAGCATAACGAATATCCAGTGCCGGGTTGATAAGTTTATTGAACTTCTCAGCAATCTCCTGTCTCTCTGGGTTAAAGATCTGTTCCTCTGCTATGGATCTAGCAGTATCAGCTGTAGCCCTTGTATAGTCTTTACTCTCCCCAGTATAAATCGGAGGGAGTTTCATATGCGCTCGGACTTTATCCCTGTTATTCTTATCATACTCCTGGAAGAGACCATCATGTTGTAAGGCCTGAGTGAGCGGTTGAAGTTTAATACTTATGGGCGCTTTTCCTAACTTATCTTCAAACTCCTCTTCTTCCCCCGAATCTGCTTCTATAATAAGAAAGCCGTGAGCGTTCTCTACTCCTTTAATGTTCGTAGAATACTCTTCTAGCTTAGTTATGCTGGATTCGGTAAGGCTACCGTTATTTACTAAGATCGCCATCGGAACGTGTTTCCCTTGGACGAAATAGTAGTAGTTTAATTCTTCCGACTTCCTGGATCCTATGATACTGAGAAATGCTCCCATCCATCTGGGTATACCGTAAGGACTATAGCTTACAGATAACGGGAAATACATTACACTTGTGGCTTGTCGATCTATAGGGACTGTCGCGCCCTTTTCCAATTGATATTCGAATTGCCCTGTAATCTTATCCAACTTTCTGGGATCTCCAAATTCCTTAAACCAAACCTTCTCCCCTTCAAACAATTGACAGAACCTTCTGAACTTCTTAACATAGGTTACTGTCACTTTCCCCCCATCTACATCTATGGTATCAATCGGGATTCTTTGCGGTTGGGAGTCTAATCTAGATAATCTAAGAGTATGAGCAGGAAGATATTCTACCCCTCCCGGTTTTCCATTACCCTTAGGGATTATTTCTAATGCACCCCAGCCTATCGTCTCCCTATCCATAATCATCAATTTAGTTATCTCCGTGAAGGTCTTATCATAATTACAATAGTCATAGAAGAACTCGAGAGCCTGCCATTCTTTCTTAGCCCGGGTGATTATCTCCGCTTCGACCTCTTCACTATCCATATCGACTAGATACCCGAAACTGTAACCAAACCCAGTTATATTAGTTTTATAGGCGTCGATTAGGGGTTGCAGTACGTTACTATACTCGGGGAGTTGAACTAAAACGTCCGGGTTGTAAGGTGGTTCGATCAAATAGTCCGTAGAATATGCTTCAGAAAAAGGATCAATGATCTGCTGAGATACAGGTCTTGTTCCCTGCTCTGTCCCCATAGTCTCCTTGGCTTTCACCATCCTTACCCCGACCAAGTTTTTCGCTCTCTCTTTAATCTCCATGTGTACACCCCTATTTGATATATTTAGCTCTACCTTTACGACGACCACTTGCTCTTCTACCCTTGGGTTTAGGAGTCATATCCTCCATGTAAGCTAGAGAATCTATGATATCATCATGTTTGGCTAGAGGAAAGTAGATATACTCATCCTCGAAAGCCTCTACTACGTTAATAACTTTGTGATCCCAGGTTTTCCTAGTTATGTTCGTTGGGAGAAAGATTGCTCTATTCTCAAATCTTGGTACTAACCGCTTGATCCTATCCTCTTTCTTGACCCCGCGGGATTTTAATTCAGTCAAACGGAAGAACTTACCAAGTTTTCTCATCCGTTCAATAAGGTAGAACTTGATAGTCTCTTTTCCTTCCTCCTCAATTCCAGTTCTTTCCGCTTCGAAATCGTCTTGCTCTCTTATGATTCTATCGACGATCTCCCTGGGATTATACTTGTCCCGATTCAGATTTAGAACGAACCAGTCGTTATTCGGTGTCATCCCAATAGTAGAACAGGCTGTGAAGTCAGTCTTCTTCTTCTTCTTGTTCGCAGGATCCCAAGTAGTGAATATTCTAATGGGAACAGTAAAGGGAACCTGGATATCTTCTATGGGTCTTTTATCACAGTCTCCTACCCACTCGACTACAAGCTCCCATTTTCCTTCATTGGTCTTTCTTATATACCCTTTGTAATATTGAAGCCACTCTCTGGCGAAATCGGCATCTTCAGAGTTAACGGGGTCTAACATGTACTGACAGTTAAAAATATATGTTCCCTGAGATGCTCTCTGGTCTTTAAGAAACTCTTCCGTTAATCTCTCGGGGAAGAGTAAAGCTCCTACTTCATACCCATAATCAAATTCTGGGAATGTATTCTTCATATATTCTACAGACTCTTCATTAAGAACTGCCGGGAGGATCATATGATAGAAATTATTATATTCATTGTCGAATAAATACCCGTATAAATCGGAATAGTGATAACGGGTTCCGATAACTATCAGTTCGCCTCCCGGTTCTAAAAGAGAGAGGGCAAGCTTGTAATGGTCGATCGTTTTGTTAATCTGTTCCTTCGTGGTGACGTTTCTGTTGGAGATTAAGTCATCCATCACTATCTTATCGTAGTGCATCCCTACCTTAATCTGGTCGAGCCCTGCACAAGAGATCGTTGGCTCTTTTGAGTGTTTGGTCCGATGTTTTACGATTACACTGGCTTCAGTGAATCCGTCGTTTATTCTTTTATTAGGTTCCAGCTGGGGGTATAATTCTATTACCCTCTCGTTCTCCATGTGAGCTTTAATCTCTCGAAGGAATGCCTTACTGTTACTATATACCTCATTGTCTATCAGAATCCGAATATTAGGATCTTTAGCTATATCTTGCAGATTGGACCCTATAGTAACAACCGAGCTCTTAAAAGTACCCCTAGGAAATTGGATATGCTTTTTTCTCTTAGTCTTATCCTCCACCATCTTACAGAGTGGTCGATGGGTCCTTGGTTTCATATCCCCATAACCGAGAATATATTTATTAAAGAAGTAGAGATCATCCAGACCTCTTCTTCGTTCTTGCTCGAGCAGGCCATAATGTAATTCTATAATCTCATCTATATTAGATAGGACATCAGGAGTAAGTAACTGGGTATTCGAACTCTCCATGTCTAATCATCCCTCTCCAGAGTCTTAAACCTCTGCTGGACATTTATCATTAATTCTTCGGTAGTCATGTTGTTGAAGTTGAAATTAAATGTACTACCTGGGGGGGCATTTGGATCTGCTTTAGGTATACCTTGGTCGAGGAGATATTTTGCTGCAGCAAGTTGGACCCTCTCGTCTAAAGACCCCCTCATTAACGACATAATTTTTTCAGCTGCTTCGAGGGTGTTGGTAGTGATCGCTCTCTTTGCTTGTTCTAGAGATTCACTTTGTAACTCCCCGATCAGTTTTATGACCCGGGGGTCTTTTTTACGCCCTCTAACCCAGGCATCAGATCTATCCAGCTGAAGAGCAATTTCCGAGACCTTTTTACCCATAGCAGCATATTGAGCAAGCATAATCTCTCTCTCATCCAGAGCTACATCTATTACTCGTTCGTTTACACTGGTTGGATGGATCTCGATTATTTCTTTCACAACTTACCTCCACATAAAAACACCCGCTTAGCGAGTGTCGTTTAGACTTTCGAATTTGGCTAGACATAAATCTGCTCGAGTTTAGTATATCACATTTTTAAACCTTTGTAAATACTTATTTTAACAACATCTAAAAAATATTTTTCCGAAGAAAAAGGGCAGTGTATCCTTCTCACAGGATGCGCCCCTAACTACGACGGATATTTTTATTAATAATAGTTTATTCCCCTTTCCAGTGGGAACTCTCCTCTTCCTATTGCCGTTGTAACTCTGTCAAATACTTCCTTTTTTAGTACTAGTAATACAAAGTTACTGGGGCAGGGTAGGAAATACCAGAAAAAATATAATTCACATATAACTAAAATGCTCCTTTGAATCCATTTCGTATTACCTATTTACACCTCGCGCATTTAGGTAGTTATAGGGTGTTTAATACTAGCTGAATATAAACCTATTACTTAGTTATCAAACACCCTCCATCTAAACTCCCTAATTTTAAGCTAGAAATCTGGATGACCCATCGATTAATGCGAGGAGATCTCTTCTTCCTCCAGGGTGAGTTCACCTGTTATCTGGCTAATCGCAAAATTACCGTCCCCTAAACCGTATTTGACCCCAATACCATTGTAAAAATCTGTTGCAATCCCGGTTGACTCCCCCTGGTCTTCCTCCCCGGGATTCATTTGCCTTCTTAATACTCCCCGCCCCAGGAAGGGGCGGGATTTCTTTGAGAATGTTCTCTATTCGTCATCGTACGCTTTCTCATCCATATCCTCATAAAGACAGCATTCTCTACATTCATGTAGTTGGTCTGCATTCCCCTTGCATAGGGGATATGGATCATCATTCGGCGTATAACACTCCGGGTGTCCCTTTTTTTGATGATTATACATTTTATTCTCCTTTCCAATTTGGATTTGTGATAGCTTGTATCTCCTCCTTTTGTATCTCCTCCTTTCCCTTAGTCGTCCTTTTCCGCAAACAAGGCACTGAAACAGGCTAGAGTTAAGCCAGGGAATCCGGTGTTATAAAATGGCTCAATGAATTCCTCCATTATACCGGCTACTGACCCGTTTGGCGATCCATTTAATAGAATGGTCTGGCAATAACCAAGAATAGCTCGGCGGATTTGCTCCGGCTCTTCATCTTTCAGCCCTTTCAGGATTCCGCTCACCTTTTTCCAGGGATCGCCCGATACCAATGCCCGGCACAGCTCAATGGTTTTGGATTGGACTTCCGCTGTTCGCTTCGCCACTGCCAGTCTTTTGTCCCCATCCACAGAAAGCACCTGGGCCAATACTTGCAGGGCGTTTCTTGGATGCCCCATACAATCCTGGATAATTTGTTCATAGATTTCTTTGGAAAGGCTTTCCTTTTCTGCTTTCACCACCCTTCGTAGCAGTATTTTCATTTCCCTGTCGGATAAGGGCCTGACCTGATACTGAGCACAGCGTCCCCGGATGGTTGGCAGCAGCTTCTGCGGATCAGTAGTGCAAAGTATGTAGTAGATATGGCTGGGAGTGTCCTCCAAGGCTTTCAGCATGGCATTTTGGGCATCGTTGGTTAGCTTATGAACCTCATCTAATATCCACACCCGGCACGGGCTTTCTAATGGCTTATAAGTGCTTTGTTTCCGGATGTCCCGGATGGTGTCTATACCCCGGAAATCCGCTGAGTCAACTTCTCGCAAATCGCTTCCTTTTGCCCCGAGCTCATTTGCTACTATCCGACCTAGCGTGGTCTTCCCGCATCCGGTCGGTCCGTGAAACAGAAGGCTATGAGGTATCTGTTTCTCTTTGAGCTGCCCTTTTAAGACCTGGATTATATCTTCATTCCCTACAATCTCATCAAAACCGTTGGGCCGGTATTTCAAGTATAAGGTGCTCATTGTATTTCTTCTCGTCCCCTTTCTTCTAATATTTGAATAAGTTCTTTTATTATTGGGGGCTGTTCGGAGAATGAAAGAAACGGCTTTTCTGGACAGGATTCGTCCCTAAGAGCGTAAATGTCTATTATGCGGTTCAGTTCATATTGTATTTTTCTGTCCATATATTTATTCTACCTCTTGTTTCAGGTATTTCTGGATTCCCTTTGCCCGCTTGACCAGCCGGATGAGTTGATGGCTCTTGGTTTTTTTCGTTTGGTATGTATTAATTGCTTTTTCTACCTGACATTTTGGGCAAACATCCTCCCACTCACCATCTCTCCTTTGGCTTTTCCAGCCGCACGTCCTTTTATAGGCAATGAGGTCGTCAAATGTATAAAAGTCAGGCGCCGCCTTCTCCCCACATACGTCACAATAGAGATACATGATTTTTCCGTCCGTCTCAATTCCCATTCTCTTTCTCCTCCCTTTTACCTTATTATACAGGAAACCCTATTTTCATTTAAGCCTTTATCCAAGGTTTATCTACCCCTTTGGATTTGTGATAGCTTGTATCTCCTCCTTTTGTATCTCCTCCTTTCCCTTAAAAGGGGGCTTCAAACTTCTTTCACGCACCAACGATATAAGGAGGCTCCCCGCTCATCTTTAGTATCTATCAGGTCTGCCATCATACCAAAGGGGTGGTGAAGCGTAGAAGAAGCTGAAATGGCTTTCTTAATTAGATCGTTAAGAAGGTTCCCGATAACCTTTTCTTTAGCCGCTAGATCGCGCAATTGTAATTCTTCTTCCGTTACTACTCCCAAGATTCTCATTATCTCTTTCTCCTTTTTAACTAGAAAGACTATACCTTTTTTAGTATAGTCTTTCTGTCCATTCTCGTCTTCTCTGTTCTTCTTCCTAAGCTTATGCCTTTTATGCCAGCCTTAGAAGGATACAAGCGCCCCGCAAGGTTATGACTCCGTTAACTTTCTTCGATTTCTGGTGCTTCGCCCTCTTTAACCCATTTGCCGTCCTGATTTATAATACGGCCAGCTTCGACCTCGGTCATGAAGTTAACTTTCTTACAGATTGCTCTCAAACGGAAGTCACTCTTCTCATACCTTACCTCGAGATCATCATGAAGATCTAGAGGAAGTTCCTCGAGGAAGCCCTGGGGTATTTCGACCGGAGCATCTTTTAATGCTGATTTTGGAACTTTGAACTCGTTGTCTTCTACCCACTTCTTGAAGGCATTCTCATTCTTCTCGATATAATGAGTTAAGACCTTGTTAGGCTCTTCATCCAATTCGAGCAGTCTTCTTACTGGGTCAGGAGATCCAAAAGCATCGGCGAGCATTTCATTGAGGACTTTTTTAGACTCCTCAATCTCAATCTCATACCGGGCCACGGCCTCGGGACGGTCAAGTGATTTAGCTTTCTTAGCTACGGCCACTTGGTGGAATTTACGTACACCGGAAATAGAGTCTAAATTGTTGAGATAAGCGATATTATCTCTCTTGGGCTTCGGTTCCTTAGGGACCTTTTCCTTCTTCTCCCTCTTTTTCTTACCCTTTCCCTTTGTAGCTTCTACTACCTCTTCTGCGGCACCGTCAACGAATTTCTTTAATTCATCATCCATATTTGTAGTACCTCCTGAGTATAATTTAGGAAATGTTTAATTTCCTCTCTCACTATATTATACGCAATATCTAGGGGAAAATAAACCAAAATTAAAAATTTTCTTTTCTAAATGGTCAAAATAGGCCGATTACCTCGGTATCTCCGCCTCCTCCGAAAATACTTTCTCCTATTGCTCACACAGAGACAAATATTTCATAGATAGACCTTCCTTCCTTTCTTTACCCCCTCCTTTATTATTTGTTCTGTCACGTCTCCAAGTAATGGTTCTAACTCAGACTTAGTTAATTCTACGGCCCTATTCCTGAAGAGGAGAGTGATACTCTCCAGCATCTTCTCATTGATTTCTACCTGATCGGCTAGATCCTTTCTTTTATCCACAGACATTAGTTGAACTACAGGTCCTTTTTGCGCCGTTAGCTGTTTCTGGATATCTGCATTTATTCGAGAGAGATTAGAGTGGAAATTGATAAGCTTGTATAATGGGATGATGTAGATGGTCTCTAGTTTATTTTTCATTTTATTAGCCCTCCCTTTTATAAACTCTATCAATCTCAATTCCTATTGCATTAAGTGTAAAAGGCATATGGGCGTATATTGATTGACAATAATAGTCCCTATATGTTTCACCATCTTCATTCTTTAAATCAAAAACTATTTCAGTATCGTCATTATAACCAATATCCTCTAGCTTACGAATGAAATCTTTTACTTTCATAGTCTTCCTTTCTTAAAAGTTAATACCGTAGAAAAATGCTCTTTGACAGTATTAATATCCGGATCAGTTATATCCTGACCCTTCTCTATCGCAACGTCTAGGATAAGTCTATAGAGATTCTTCATCTCCTTAGCCCTCCCCAGTTATCAGCTATCATCATGGCCAGATTACCGACATCCGCGGCCTCATCGGTGATCATTCTTTCCTTACCCTTTAAGGTAACGTCTACTAGCTCTTGAACTTCTTCTAGTAACTTACTCACTAGTAAAGCCACGCTCAAGCTGGTCCAATCCAATTTATGCCTATTCCTTCTTAACGCGTTTTCCATCTGTTCCGCGAACTTAGCTACGGGGAGACTTAAAGGAGAAGTACTTAACTTTCTATTTAGTTTCGATATCTGACCTTCTAGGGCGAGGATATAGCAGTCCTCCTCATGCTGCATCTGTTGTGTGCAGTTACAATAAGGACATCTTCCTTCTTCCCGCGCCTGTCTTACTCGTTTCTTCCACCATTCGTCTCCTTCTGTTAGTTCATGACTCGCTTGATCTGCGGCTATTAGAGTCTCGCACAGTTGCTGTTCTATTGTTTCCTTTATTGTTTCCTGATCTTTAAGCTGTTTCCTCAACAGTGTATTAGACTCTGCTAGAGATACAGCTAATACGGATGATATCTTTTGCTCAAGCCTAATTGTCTCCTCCTCTGATTCCGTTAAGATCTTTTTTCCTCCTTCAGTTAACATTACGTCTCTCTCCTCTATATATTTTTCCAGACGATAAGACCGAAATAGACTAGGAAAATGATCCCCGAAAATACCAGAGCTAAGTCTATCATCTCTGGTTCCAGGGAACAAAGCTGTTAATCTGCTCTAATAGACCGTCTGGGTTTCCATTAAAGCAAATTGCCCGATCATTGATCTGTATGACGGCTGGGGGCGTCTCTGATGTTACGTCATCTACTATTATATTATGTTTGTCTAGGTATGCTTCGATCGCTTCTATACCCCCGTCCCTAAAACAGCGGGGGGACACTACTACGACCATATACTCCTTTCTTATTCTTGCTATCTCCTCCTTTATTCCTTTTACTGGGGGATCGGGTATATGATCCACCCCTTTCCATCCGGATTTGTAACTGTGGATAACTCCATCGAAAGAGAATATCACTGTTTTCATTCTGTTACCTCCCTTTTATTTAGGAGAGGGACTCATCCTACTTAGTCCTAATACCCTGGGAGTAAGTGGCCTAGTTTCTCTCATATTCTATCCCTTCCCGTTTCTAAATTAGATTTTTTCCTCTATACTATATCATATGCAATTTCTTGAAAAAAGTTAACCGGAAAAACCTAAAAAGGACAAAAAAAAATGGCCTCAGACTTCGAGGCCGGATATATGATATAGGAGGAGTGAACATTGAGGAGTAAACAAGATTATATTACTTGATTAAGAACTCTAGAGGATTGGGGGGAATGTAACTCTTCCTCACATTCTTCGGTTCCTTCGGTAATAACTTCTTAGCCGTCTGGTAATCTAAATTAAATACTTGTACTTGACGTATCCGATCCTTCCCTCTTAATACACATCTTCCGGGAATATCCGCGGGTATGGCTGCTGCCATTGAATTGTCTAGGATGATCTTACTATTAGAGGCATCTGTGGTTCTGAATGCTATCCTAACTGACATATTGGCTTTAATCTGACCGTCTTCCATTAATCTAGCATCGGGTCTCTGTAACCCAACTACTAAATGAATCCCGCAACCCCGACCTTTAGTGATTAAGTGGGCTATCTTATTAACTATGTTATTTCTGATAGCCCTTTCCGGGGTATCACCTTTTACCATACTAGGAGAGAGACCGTTGAACTCATCTATTAATAATACTATTCTAGGAAATTCTAACTGCTCTTCCTCCGACAACCCACTTATTTCATCTACCCCGATGTCCTCAAATGCCTTATACCTATCGTACATTTCCTGATATAAATACCCCAGCATGTCATCGATCCCCTCTAACTCAGCTTCAAACCATCCCTGCGCTTTCATATACGCTAACTTCCTAGTGACGTCTACTACATATAACTCACAATTAGATCGATGTACCAGGTTAGCTATAATCACTCTAAATAAGGTTGTTTTACCTCCCCCAGACTCCCCGCCTATGAGGGCACTTGGGGCACCAGCTAAGTCGAAGATTTCAAACCCTGCTCTGCTCATTCCCATTATTATCGGTAAAATTATCTTTCCTTCACGTCCTTTCTCTAAATACTTCATATTGAAATTCACTGGCTTAGAGGGGAGGGGATGATTAAAGAACTTTAGATGTACTTCACTGTTTTCTGTGAACATCTCGAGTTCTGAATTCGTCCCGATTTCTATCCCCC